GCCACTTGTTCCCCTATCGTGATGCCCGTGCCTAGGACTATACGCAGGAGACCCTTCGTGTCGCTCGAGATGGGGTACTTGCTGCTCAGAAGGATTGCTATATTTTGGTGCGTCAGGTCAAACAGACGGAGCGTCTTTTTGACCCGGAATCCACAAGGGTTTCCATAGTTTTTCGCGGTTGGGAAACTCTCTGTGAGGTAGAAGAACCGCGTGTCGCGCAGAAGCACCTGACAGGGAATACCCTCGAGGCCCTTGTACAACACCTTCCCTGGTGGGAAAATCGTCTCTGTAAAGACCATCCTAATATTGAACCAGAAATAAATATTTAGAATTGACAAGATGGCGAATCGGTACGTGGGCCTTCTCATGAACTCCCGGACACAGGCTCACGCCTTTCACCTCACGACCAGCTCTTTTGCTGAGCACAAGGCGCTCCAGGCGTACTACGAGGGTATCGTCCCTCTTCTTGATGCGTGGGCCGAGGCGTACATGGGCAAGTACGGCCGCCTCCGCCGCGTCAGTCTGAACAAGCGTTTTATGAAAGACCCGACCAAGGCCCGCGTGTATTTCAAAAACCTTTTGGTGCGTGTTCGGGCCATCCGCCTCCCCCGGGGCGACACATACCTAAAGAATATTCAGGATGAAATTGTGGCCCTGATCCGTTCGACGCTGTATATGCTTAGCCTTCGTTGAACACGAAACGGAACGGTTTTTTACCGTATACAGCAGCTATATAAGCATATGTAGAAAATCCAGTCATGTCATGATTACCCGCAGTTAAGTACAATACAGGACATTTACCCAGTAAAAACCATTTAAGATAGACGTTTTGTAATTTTTCTATAGACGGCTGTGTCTGATCCTGTGTACATGTAATCATATATGGCATATCAAATGTACTTATTTTGTCACCAAATTCATTACGAAGCTGATCAATAGTCGTGTGTGAATCTGATGACACGAATACTCGTCCTTTTTCAGATCTTATTATATTTTTAAATTTTTCAAGTCCCTTGTCCGAACAGAAATAGTGATGTGGTTTATCTCCACGTGCGTCTTTATACTGTCTAGAATCTGAACAATATGAACCGCGTCTTATAGATATTCCGGCCGTCACGTCTTTTAATAGGTGCATGTTCTTTTCTATTAAATTTTGCATGTGGACAGTTGGTTCTACAATGTTTCTAATTTTAGGATGTATAAAATTTATAGTATAATCGTTTATATATAACGGACGATGAGGCGGGGCCCCTTCATATGATACACGTGTAAACCCATTTAAAACAACGCAGTTCGATAATTCGTAATCGTATACGTTATCATGTAGCTTCTGACACGTGTCCGCGATGACCGTAAGTATTATAAACAAATTACCAAGACCAAACTCATCTTCTGGCCTTTTAAATACAAAGTCCATTCGTTTCTAACAGATTTATTTTTTTAAGCCACCAGTCCTTATTTTCACTGTACCATTTCACAGTTCTTTGGATAGCATCATCAACAGTAATTTCTTCTTTCCATCCCAAATCGTAAAGAGCTTGTGAATCGATACAGTATCGGCTATCATTGAAAGGGCGATCTGGTACATATACTACGGTCGACCCAGGTTGTGCCAGTTTTTCAAAAATTTCGAGGACCGAAAATTCGTTACGAGTTCCTATATTGTAAAAATGGTTCAATTCTCCTTTTTCGAGGATTAATTGGATAGCGCTTGAAACATCGTCTACGTATATGAAATTTCGCCGAGTTTGTCCTGAACCGTGAACCGTACAGGGTATCCCATTAGCAATTTGATTTATAAACTTGGGAATGAGTTTCTCTGGATACTGTTTCGGCCCAAAAACGTTGTTTCCTCGAGTTATTATCCATGGAAAATTATAAGAATGACCGTAGGACCTTACAATAAACTCAGCCGCCGCCTTCGATGCGGCGTAAGGATTTGTAGGATTGAGCAGAGACTTTTCATCCGAAGTCTCTTCTGGACCAACCTCCCCGTAAACCTCGTCTGTACTGATATGAATAAACTTTTGTAACCGACCATATTCGTGTGCCGTATGAACTAGAACATGAGTACCAAGAACGTTATCAATCGTAAATTGAATTGGATCTCCAAAACTATTGTCAACGTGACTTTGGGCTGCAAAGTGAATAACCACGTCGGGGGTTTCTTTTTCGAAAACTTCTTTCATCGCACGTGCATCTGTAATATCCGCCTTGATGTGACGATAATTGGGCCTGGGTGTAACGTTTTTTATATTAGAGCAATATGTACACTTGTCAACGTTGATAACGTAGATGCCTGGAATCTTTTCCAAAATCCATGTGATAAAATTGGAACCTATGAATCCAAGACCACCTGTCACGAGGAGCCGCATCTGTTTAGAATTACATCATCTGTTTTTATAACGGGAATATACGCAAATAATTTATCAGTCAGGAGTTCATAATTTCCCCGAGAAGGAGCTGACTGACCAGACATGGGTACGCCTGCCAATGTCTTCAGGGGTACCGTTCCATTTGATACGAAATTGAAAATTCCTGTAACGTTCTGTTCTACGAGGTCCGGTATCAAAGGAAAGAGGTCCGGTACGGGTGTGATAGAGACTGCGCCATCGTGGACAGACTCTTTGCGTTGTGTCATTTTGGATCTGAAACACTTTGGGTCGCCATCAAACGTACATGGATACATGATGCGTAGATACAGGACATGATCCTTCACGTGACGCTCGAGCCAACATCTGTACCTACAATACACCTTAGACTCTAGATCAGGTGGGTCCGACTCGTCATATTTATCCTTTACACCCGTGTATACGGCACCCGACCCGAAGATCGTGAGGTGAACCCCGCACTCGCCCGTGGTCTTCATGAGATTGAGGACGCCTAGATAGTTCGTCTCGTATGTCTCATTTTCGTGTGAATCACACCAGTCGATGGTCGGTCGACCAGATATACCGGCTGCACAGATGACGTACTTGGCCCGGGACTTTACAATCTGATGGCGAATCTTATGTGGGTCGCCAAGTCGAGCACTCGACTCGAAGACCGTCTTCCCCATGGCCCTTAGAGTTTCGACACACCTCTTCCCGAGAAATCCGGACGCGCCCAGGACGAGATAATCGTACTCGTGGAACCAGTGTGCATCAGCATCCTTGGTCGATAAGACGATCCGTGACGTATCGAAATCAAATTTGAAATTGAACTCGGGTGTCTGCCAGTGAATGTTCCTATCCGTGACTGGATCGAATGCTCCACCGAGCAGATAGATGACTTCGGACTCTTCTAGAGCGAAAAAGCCATGGGCTGCGCCCGCCGGGATCAAGAGAGAATCGCCCGCGTTAAGAGTCACTTGTGTAGTTCCATACTCGGTCCAGAAAAAATCATGTATGCAGCCCCTCGTGACATATATGAATTTAGGATACGGGCTCATGTGCAAACCACGCAAAACATTTTTTAAATTTTCAGATACGAGAATTTCTTTTGGGTCAAATGGCAGATTTTTTAAAGAATGAAGGACGCCTCTACAGTCCTTGAACATTTAAGTTGTAAAATTCTTTAATTTTTAAGCAGACATAATCTACATCATCAAAGTTCATACCGTGGTGACATCCAAGAAGAAACCCATTTCTCATGATAATATCAGCTGCTTCAAAATCCTGTAGATACTCACGGAACGCGGGGTGTCGAGTGATGTTGCCTGAAAATGTTACCCGCGTCTGGATGTTGTTCTCCTCGAGAAACGTCAAAAGTTTCATACGGTCGGAACATTGTAGTGGAATAGCGAGCCAATTGGGCTCACGTGAATCATCCGGAAGGGTTATTTGGGGGACGTCTTTGAGGTTCTCGATATAGCGTCTGAAGTTTGCCCTACGGATATCCTTGAATTTTTCAAACTTTTCGAGTTGGACAAGGCCGAACGCGGCGTTCACCTCGCTGCTCTTGAAGTTGTATCCGAGGCACCCATACAGAAACTTGTGGTCGTAAGGGATCCCGTCCACGTTGTGATTGAACCTGTCAGCGACGAGTTCAGAGTTGTCGCCTAGACGACCCCAGTCACGGAACATGAGCGCCCTATTCACATGTCGAATGTCGTTGAACATCACCATGCCACCCGAACCACACGCTGTGATGATATGGCTCGCATAGAAACTCGTCGTGGACACATCGGACCATGGCGAGTGGATCATGGTGTCGGCCGAGTCCTCCACGAGCCAGATGTCGGGGCGGGGCAGGCGTTCACGCAGACTGCGCCAGTCAGCCAGGTTGCCAATCAGGTTGGGGAGCATGATGGCACGGGTTTCTGGAGTGATCTTCTCGAGGACCGCGTCGACCGACGGGACATAGGCGGTTGGTATGACGTCACAGAATACAGGCTTGAGTCCTAATTGGATGATAGGGGAGACGGTCGTGGAAAACGTACAGGCCGGTGTGATCACCTCTGAACCATGTGGTAGGTCCAGGGCTGCAAGAGCCAACAAACATGCGCTCGAACCCGAATTGACAAAGACTCCAAATTTCTTTCCAAAATATTCTGAAATTTTCTTTTCAAACTCGACCGTCTTGGGACCAAACCCTGCGAGCCATCCATCGTTCAGACAATCGGTCACCGCCTTAATCTCCTCTTGGCCATACGACTCGAACTTGTTTGGCGCGTACCAAACCTTTTTCGATCCCATATAAAGATGTAAATATTGTTATCTTTAATGGCAACGTGGAAAGATTTTATAGGTAAAAAATGGGAGTGTGATTTTATCACTCACCCTGTGTCTGCACCGCTTCGTGGTGTTTTTATAGAGACACGTGATCATCCAGAACTCGAATATGCTTTGAAAAATTTTTCATGTATGCTCCCTTGGGCCAGTCTGACAATCTTCCACTCGGATGATAACGAGTCACATTTAAAACAAATAATAGGGCCCGCGACTAACGTGAATTTTATAAACGTTGGTAAAAACTTTACACGCGAAACATGGAATGCATTTATGCTTCGCCCTGAAACATGGTCACATGTTCAAGATGCCGATAGAATTCTCATATTCAACGTCGATACAGGGATACGCAAGAATGACTTTTTGCGCTTCATGAAATGGACGTACATTGGTTCTCCGTGGAATCACTTTCCAATGGGCGATCGACGCGTTTTTCAAGGGAATGGTGGGTTTTCTCTCCGAGACCCAAAACTCATGAAGACGATCGCCGAGTGTCACGGCCCCCCTCCTCATATAGTACCCGATCCAAATATGTTCCCCGAGGATGTCTTTTTTGCGAGTCACTGTGTGTACAAGGGCGCCAATATGCCTACATGGGCACAGGCTAACGAATTTTCAACTGAAAGTAATGAATCTCCGGGGGTTGTTGGTTTTCATGACGGCGCTAAATATTGTCCAGTTTCCAATGTGTTGTATTTGGGCCACGAAGGTCCTTCCCGGCAACTCGTCACCGTCACGAAAGCAATGGCAGACGGACATGACGTAACAGCGCTGATACGTATAGGTATAGGTCCCGTGTGTCTACGTATTGGACGAGGAGCTCTTATTTACAAGGGCGCCAAAAAACTCGTCATCGATGGAACCGAATGGGAACTCGAAGACGGCTACGTTAAAGATGAAATTATCATTATGCCTAATGAAGGTTATCGTGAGCCTAACAACAATCCCAAGTCGGTTTGACAAATTGCAGTCTGTCCTTCCCGGTTTGCTTGGTCAAACGTGTCACGAAGTCTGGCTTAATGTTCCTCTCCGGTACAATAGGTTTCCAGATTGGGACGGTCAACTCCCGGACCTTTCCAATTTCGATTCAAAATTAAAAATCAACAGGGACTGTGAAGACCTTGGACCGGGTACCAAGTTTATGGGACCTGCCCCTTTTCTCGACCCTGAAGACCTGATTGTATATGTGGATGATGACACCATGTACGATCCTAAATTGGTCACGAACCTCCTCAAGTGGCACCGGACCGACACGAAGAGCGCTTGGGGTCTGAGCGGTTTCAATTTTGAAACATATTTCAAGGGTCAGTTTCCTCGCCAACACGGGGTCCCCTTGGACGTCCTCGAGGGATACGGGTCAGTGATCGTCAAGGCGGGTTGGCTACAGACGGTTCTACCAGAGTTCAAAGAGCTTCTAGATGTAACGTGGCATGACGACATGATTCTGTGTAACCTGCTTGAAAAACACGGCATCACCCGCAAAACGGTTTTTGTACCAGAATGCAACCTGGGCCACATCAAACAGTACCAGTACGGCTTCGAGGCTGACGCTCTCCATCACGTCGCTGGAGACGGTGGGCACATGGCCAACAATCTCAATATTCTAAAGGGTTTTGAAGATAAGGGTAAAAATTACTACAAGTTTAAATGATTTGCGACACTTTCATGTTCTATAACGAGTTTGATGTATTGGAACTTAGATTAGAAGTTCTCGACAGGTACGTGGACCGTTTCGTACTTGTCGAGGCCGAGGTGAATCACGTGGGTGGTCCCAAACCTCTTTACTTTAACGAAAACAAAGAGCGTTTTGCCAAGTGGCTCCACAAGATTGAACACGTCATCGTCAAGGCTGATGAGGCTCCAAAAGATGAAAACCCATGGGCCCGTGAAAAGTACCAACGCGAGTGTATCTTGCGTGGTCTGGAGGGAGTCCCCGCCCAGGCTATAGTGATGGTCAGTGATGTTGACGAAATCCCAGACATGAAAATCATTCCGTTTGAGAAATTGCCACACGTCATATGCTCAGTCCACATGTGGATGTTCGAGTACTCGATGGACTATCTGTTTACGGGCGAGCCATGGTTCGGCACGGTTATCACAAACTGTGAACTCTTCAAACGGGCGGGACCGAATCAGCTTCGGGACAACCGTTGGAAGTTTCCGCATTTTCGCACAGCCGGGTGGCACCTCAGTAGTTTTGGGAGCCCAATGCACGTCTGGCAAAAGATGAGCACCTATGCACACGCCAAAGATGCCACACACGTTATTCACGACCAAGAGACGTACCAGAAATGGATAGAGGGTGGGGTCCACATCGACGGTCAGACCCAGCTCATACCTCGCCCACCCGAGGTACCTCTACCCGCACCTGTTGAAGTTCTTCGTAGGCTAAATCTTGGCAAGTTCCCTTGAATCTCGCTTTCGCCTTCAAAAGTTTCAAAATATCATCGACATGGAGAAACTTGAAAAAACGACGCTTAGCGTTCATGGCTTGAAAAGACCCCGAACGCTCTTCGACGAGTCCCTGGCACACCGGCCACGTCACCTCCCGGAGCTCACTCAATTCAGCTTCTAAATTGTCGAGCCGACGGAATACATGGCGCTCAAACTCGGACAAGGATCCCATTGTACTGTTAGAGTTTCAAACGTTTATTTGTCCCCGCAGTTGTAGTTTATACACATGGCGGCTGCGACAGCAAACAGGAGACCGAGCCATTGAATCCAATGAGTGAATTTCTCACCAAAAAACAGCCAGGCTGTGATTGCACCTCCAATCACAATCATAGCTTCCCACATGATGCACGTCCACATCATGCTCGCACTGGACAGAGTCTTTATCAAGAAGAACAGGACGGCTGCCCATGCCAAGACTCCGAACATCAGGTTGTGATGCTTGCCCTCGTCCGCGAACCACTTCAGGTGGGCATTCCCCAAAAGTTCAGCGGCCGTCATGGCCAGTACGTACATGAAGCTCATTCCTTCTTGTAATTCCCGAGAAACTATTTTCGGGCCAAAATTCAGATGGACTCATGGGTACCCTGGGTAGCCTCTTGGGTTCCAGTTGGTCCACTGGACCGTCGTGGCCGTGAAACTCTTTTGACAATTTTGTTCAAAAATCCACTCGAACTGAGGGTGGCTATACTGGGTTATCAAATAAGGAAAATGTTCCTAGGTCCTTTATATGAAGGCTGCTCTCATAACCGGGGTGACGGGCCAGGACGGCAGCTACCTGGCTGAATTTTTACTCGAAAAAGACTACTCGGTTTATGGCCTAGCTCGGTACTGTTCCGAGAAGAAGCATGAGCGGATCGAGCACCTGAAATCTCATCCAGAATTCAGGCTCCTGGAGGGTGACTTGACGGACACTGCCAGAATCAACTCCATCATCTGTACTCTCGGGTCTACGTATGATCTCGTGGAAGTCTATAATCTTGGGGCCCAGTCCCACGTGAAGCTCTCTTTTGACCAGCCCGAGTACACGGCCAATGTGGACGCCATGGGGACCCTTCGGATCCTCGAGGCCATTCGCCAATCTAATTTTGGTTCTAAATTCAAGTTTTACCAGGCGGGAACGAGTGAGATGTTCGGTAAGATTCAGACGCCGATTCAGAACGAGATGACTCCATTTTACCCACGGAGTCCATATGGCGTGTCGAAGCTCTTTGGGTACTGGATTACCAAAAACTACCGAGAGTCTTATAACCTGTTCGCCTGTACCGGAATCCTGTTCAATCACGAGTCGGAGCGCCGGGGCTCGGAGTTTGTGACGCGCAAAATTACGCTCGGTCTGGCCGAGTGGAAAAGGACCGGCAAACCTATCGAGCTCGGTAATATGGAGGCCCTGCGCGACTGGGGACACGCACAGGACTACGTCGAGGCCATGTGGCTCATGCTCCAGCAGCCTGTTCCAGAAGACTTTGTGATTGCTACTGGTGAGACACACAGTATCCGCGAGTTTGTCGTATTGGCCTGTGCCGAAATTGGAATCGGAACGCGCTGGACGGGTACAGGGGTGGATGAGATGTGCCTAGACGCGGCTACGGGTCAGTGTATCGTCAAGGTCAACCCCGAGTTTTACCGCCCGGCCGAGGTGGACGTGCTCATCGGTGACGCTCGGAAGGCCCAAGACCAACTGGGTTGGCGGCCAAAGATTTCGTTTCGTGAGTTGGTTAAACGAATGGTCACACACGACTTCCAGGAATAATTTTACTCATAAATAACAGATGAATAAAGTGGAGATTATCCCACGTGGAAAGACCCTTTATCACGGAACAAAATCTAAATTTAGTTCTGGGATTCCCATGGGTCAAAAAGGAACGTGGTTCGCAACAAACCCAGTCCAAGCTATTTTACACGCGGCGACGAGATCAAGTGAATGGTTAGATGAACCAATGTATTTCTATATCTACAAGACTGAAAAGCCTCTCAGGGTTCTCAAGTTTGACTCGAGCAAGAATATAAACAATTGGGCGGTTCGTTCAGGGTTTGAAATTCCGACAAAAGGAACATTTACATTTAGTAATCAGGATTACAAGTTGGCCGAGCATTTGTGCAAAGCGGGTCTATACGATGGATGGTGGTTTCCGAACGACCAGACACAGGTTATGCTGTGCCGCCCGGTCGAGTCCCTGCGTTTCGTAAAGGTCCTAGAGATCAAGTTTCCATATGGAAAACCCGAAGGAATCAACTTCATAAAAGGAAACAATAAGGCTCAATATGTGGTCGATGAAGCTGGACGCAAATACAAATATAAACTCGTCAAAGTAAAACTAAGTAATTTGAAGAATATATATAACGTTCCAAGAAATGCGTTATACTATGTAACACCCATGAAATCAACCTCACAGACACTCGATGCGAAATATTTTACAGCAGATGGGCGACCACTCCCAAATTTGACACAAGAAAAGATCAAGTCCAAGAATGGGTTTCTTATAAATGAAAAACGTTATTTTAATGTTAGTAATGGTTCCGTAAATTTAGGTTTGAGTACCGAACATATGAACAAACTCAGAGAACGTATATTTGAGAAGACTGGTACACGCCTCGCCCCAACAAATTGGATGATACAAAAAACGAATATAATGAACGAAAAGGCGTATCGCAACGCGGACAAAATCATGGAACTTTATAAAAATCGGTTAAACCAATATAGATTAAACCTTCAGAATTATGCTATAGAACTCATGAGGCGCAAAACCCGGTCGCTTCCAGCAAATAACCTGGTGAGACCCCCTCGGCCTCTTCTCATTGACGCAATTCGCAATTATTCTGTACTCCCACTCCCCAAACCTCGGAACGTAAATCTGAACGTCGGGAACTTATTTAAACAGACGGGTCGTCGTAATAACAATGGCTAAAAGTTGGCTCTTCATCGGCCCTCGGCTCCTGGCGGGGATCGGCCAAGTGACGAATCGTTACGCGGAGCTCCTTCGGGCCCAGGGTCACGACGCCGAGTATGTAGAGTTTGGACAGACGCCAAAAAAGACCCGGTACGACAAGGGGTTTGCATTCGTCCTTCCTACCGATGAGCACATCACCATGGTTGACCAATACGCAGCGCTGTGCGACTCGGTCATGTACATGACCATCTGTGAGACCGAACCAGTCAATCCCGCCTATGGAAAGTTGGCCAAGTACGGCACCTTGTATGTGGCTTCAGAGTTTTGTAAGGAGGTTTTTGAGAAGCAATTTCCGGATGTAAATTGGAAGGTCCTTCACCTCTACGCGGAAGGGACGCCCAAGATTCCCACGCCTCTTTCCGGTCCGTACATCTTCTACACGATCGGTAATATCATGGACCCGCGTAAAAATATCCGCGGCCTCCTCGACGCCTATTTGCGTTGTCAATTCGGCAGCTTGGCCCACCTGGTTCTCAAGGCGACGTGTCTCCAGGATGTGAATTGGCGTGTTCCGGGTGTGACGGTCATCAACGGTCTCTTGAGCGATGCGGAGCTCGAGAAGGTCCATGACCAGGGTCACTGTTATATCAATTGCTCACACTCCGAGGGGGTCGGAATGGGGGCCGTTGAGGCGGCGCTCCGTGACAAGCCCGTGATCATCACGGACTTTGGAGGCCTGAAGGAGTACGTGAAGACTCCCTGGGTCGTGCCCTGTACAAAGGGGCCTATTGGGTTTAACGATTTTCTGTTTACGGCCGACCAGAACTGGGGATTTCCGTCGGGTCAAAAGCTCCAAAAATACATGTGGGACTGCTACGAGAAGAAGGTGACCACGTGGGACCATTCACACACTCGGGAGCTTATGCAGACGCTGCAAGGTTGCCCGGAGTTCCAGCAGTGACGATCATGCCCTTGGGCGCCATCGCCTTGATGGCGTTGGCGGCGTTCTTCAGCGCCTTGATGATCTGCGCCTTCTTGACGGCGTTCGCCGCCGCGTTCAGGTTCTTGGACGCGTTGTTCAGACCGAGGGTCTTGGCCTGGTTGGCTGCCGCGCGAAACTGGTTGTTGGCGGTCTGGGCGCTGTTGGCCGCGGCGGTGGCCATCCGGGTGGCGTTCCCCGCGTTACCCATGGCCGCCTGATTGGCGGCTGCCACCATCTGGTTGTTGGCCTTGACCGTGTTATTCACAGCCGCAGTGACGTTGCGATTCATTTATAAAATCCAAATATTAAAATTTAGGACTTGACGGACCCGTGGATGTACCTTCCGCCGCTGAAGCAACCCAGTAATGGGACCCGTACACTACGAGAGCAACCACGATGGAACTAGAGAGCAGAAAACTCTTGGTGGAGTTGAGGTAAAGGACCGTGTCGTCCAGAACCTTGATACCTGTTGGCTTCTTTATCAGGCGGGGGACGATATAGACGAGCAGAAAGTTGATGACTAGCGCGGCCCAGATGTAGTTCCAGTTGAACTCCTCCATATTACACTTGGCTCACATTTTTTCTGCGACGCTGTGCTTCTTGCAGAACTCCCCGCAGGTGGACTTGAACCCGCACCGCCGTCCCTCCAGCGTCAGCGCCTTGCAGCGGAGCGCGTCGTGTAGAACCGGTTTGGGCCCCTTGGTCTTTCCCTTGTTTACTGTGACCGTCTCACTTGGCTTGGGGGTCTCGGTTGTCACCTGAACCTTGTGCCGCTTGGCCTCGAGCTCGAGGGCGTGTTCCCGCGACCGCAGGAGCGTGTCGGCCAGTTTCTCAGGCATAGGGTGACCCCTCGCAACCGCGTCGTTGTAAAACTGTTGCCAGAGAGGGCCTCCCTTACCCTTGGGGGGTTGTGCGAGTTGCTTTGCTGCACTACAAACTGGCGTACGGAGACGACCTTCCGCAGGTGCACCTAGCGGAACGCGCCATTGGCTCTTTGTCGGGCGGAGCTTCTGTAAGTCCATAGGTTTGGCTTTGTTTGGTGTCAAGGCACTAGACCCCCGGCTTCTGACCTGGTCAGGACACGTTTTTTTGCACCGGTACAAGTAGGATGTCGCCTCCTAGAAGATCTTCTTCAGGGTTGAATTTCAGAACATGGATGAGGGCCGAGGCGACTCGAACCGTCCGTCACTACAAAAAGCGCACGAGTCCATCATCCGGGTCTCACACGTCACCAAAGACGGCCGCGTCTCTTGCTCGCCTCCGCAACCGTGCTACTCGGGTAGTAACGGCTCTTCAAAATTACAACGCGGCTATTTTGTTGCGAAACACGGCGCGCGTCAAGAAAATGCTCAGAGAGATTGCCAACTACGAGGCCCGTCACAGACACAAGCTCGTCCGCCAACCCAATGGTTCGCTTTCACTTGCCAGACGCACTTAAAAATTTTAGTCTTAAATTAGTAAATGCAAATCTTCGTAAAAACCCTTACCGGTAAGACTATCACCCTTGAGGTTGAAGCGAATGACTCTATTGCAAATGTGAAGGCTAAAATCCAAGACAAAGAAGGCATCCCACCGGACCAACAGCGCCTCATTTTCGCGGGAAAGCAGCTGGAGGATGATAGGACTTTAGCGGACTACAATGTATCCAAGGAGTCGACCCTCCATCTTGTTTTGAGATTGCGTGGAGGTGTTTAAAATTCCCGGGGCTTAAAAAAATAATGTTGTGTCTTATTAAATGGTGTACGAGGGGAGGATCTACAGGATAGATAACCTCGAAAACTCCAATTTTTATATAGGTCAGACGCGTATGACGTTATCCAAAAGGTTCACAGACCACAAGTCAGAAGCCAGGCGAGGTGAGGTCCAGGTCACTTTATATAACGCCATGCGTAAATACGGTGTTGATATGTTTACTATAGAAGACGTGGAGGTTATTCACTCGCAAACAAGAGAAGAATTATCGCAACTTCTCAACGAAAGAGAAATACATTATATTTCTACATTAAACCCACCTTATAATGAAGCACCGGGCGGACTAGGACACACGGGGGTTAAATGGACCGATGAAAGACGGGAAAACTTTAAAAAATTAATGAGCGGTGAAAACAACCCAAACTATGGTAAACCCTTATCCGATGAAACTAAAGCAAAATTAAGTGCGTCTCTAAAAGGTCGTGTAATATCAGAAGAAACACGAAAGAAAACAAGCGAAACTATGAAAGGTGTTTCTAAAAGTGAAGAGACGCGTAAAAGAATGTCGGACGCGAGAAAAGGATGGTCGATGCCTAAAGGAAAAGATTCTAAAAAGGCCGTACCTATAAATCAATATGACAAAGAAGGTAATTTTATAAAAAGGTTTGGATCTATATCGGACGCTGCTAATGAAATCGGGGGTCAACATTCCGGGATATGTTTTTGTCTGAAAGGTAGACTAAAAACTTCCGCTGGATTCATATGGAAATACGCCACGCCAATTCCCCAAGAAAATTAATATCCTACTATAGTACTAAATGGCTTTCCGTATCCAGGACCCAACTTCCGGTCTGTTTTGGAAAGTTTCCGACGAGCGCATCGTCCTCGCAGAGACGGCCGACGAGTTCACCGAGGGCCCAGACGGTCTCGTCAACGTGTTCACAGCAGGCAACTACGTGTATTCTCTACCGAGACCATCTGAGTGGAAATTCACCACCGAAGGTTTTCTGACCTTTGACGGGTGCCACTTTATCAGCGCCAATGCCGAGCAGAAGTGCCCAGTACTTTCCACGACACCTTCTGCGTGGGTGAAGGTTGGTGACGTTCCCCAGGTTCCAGAGCCCACTCCAGAGGCTGAGGAGGTTCCAGAGCCAGAGCCAGCTCCAGAAGTTCCAGAGCCTGAGCCAGAGGTCGCCCCAGAGGTTTCCGAGCCTGAGCCTGAGCCAGAGCCAGAGGCTGAGGTTTAATTCTCAGTAAAAAATAGAAAGGATGCACGTTCCACCCTCCAAGTGGGGCCCTCACTTTTGGATGACGCTCCACGTAGCGTGTCTAGGGTGCCAGGACTACAAGGCTCTCACCGAGTTTGTGGAGGGCTACATGTACATCATCCCGTGTCTTTCGTGCCGACAGCACTTTGAACAGGTTCTGGTTGAGAATCCAATTCCAGAGGCGGGTGACTTTTTCAAATGGTCCGTGGACGTTCACAACATAGTGAACAAGCGTCTCGGTAAGCCAGAGGTTTCGTACGAGGATGCGTTGGCCAACATTGTCGGTGGGTCGGCTTCCAGTCCTCGCCCTCAATTTGACCCCAAAATTGTTCTCATCTTTGTACTCTTGATTATCATTCTTGTTCTCATTTTTAATCGTAAATAAACTTAGGACGTCATGGCCGGTGGTATATTTCCAGGACGTCCATTCTCATTCAATTTAAAGTGCGTCGTTTTTACATTGCTTCTTGCAGCGGGTTATTGGTTCGCCCCACACAAGAATCTCTGGGTCCTTGCGTTCCTTCTTTGGTTCCCTTATATCGCTCTGGCGTGGTACGACTATGCTTATGCATGCCGCGACAAGCTCGATCCGACAATCGTGCCCTTTGGACGCATGTTTTGGCTCCCATTCAAGCCCCAGGGCTACAAAGATGAGTTCCACAAGATGGCTGATGAACAAATTCAACTCATGAATAGCGTCGACCACCTAGTTGGGTGGACTATTGTGGCTGGTGCTGTGGCGTGGTACCTCTTCAAGATGCGCAAGTGACCTAAAGGCAACAGACACTATTAAGTTAGCAAATTATGAGCTATGAACGGCTCACACACGTTGAGCATATCCTCAAACGACCCGATACGTACGTCGGGTCCCTCCCTCCCGAATCCGGGCAGTACTGGATTCGAGACGGGGAGCGTTTCAAACTTTCTGAACTTTCTGTTTCACCTGGCTTGGTGAAAATATTCGATGAGGTCTTGGTCAACGCCATAGACCAGTGGTCCCTTCACCCCAGGAAGGTGAAGAGCATTAAGGTGAGCGTGGCGGCTGACGGCACAATTTCAGTTGAGAATTTTGGAGTGTGCGTCCCCATCAAGAAACACGAGACGGAAAAGGGAACAGACGGAAAGCCTCTCTGGATTCCCGAGCTTATCTTCGGACACCTTTTGACCAGTTCCAACTACAATGACGACGAGCAACGGGTGACCGGTGGTCGCAACGGCTACGGCGCCAAGTTGGCCAACGTTTTCAGTTCTAAATTTTGGATCGTAATCAGCGACGGGAAGAAAGTCTTCCGCCAGATGTGGTACGACAACATGAGTCGGCACGATCCACCCATTATCGAAACCAAGGTCGCACCCGTCGGTGTTCTTGTTGGCTTTGTTCCAGACTGGCCGCGATTCGGTGGTCCTGGAAACTTCCGCGCGGTGGCTGAAAAGCGTACATGGGACGCAGCCATGTGGTGCGCCAAGTGTCAAGTGAGCTTCAACAGTCAGTTTTTGGACGTAAAATCACTCGAAGAGTACGCTCAGATGCATGTGGGTGATGTGCCCTTGGCCCGGATGCATACGGACTCCTTCGACATCATCGTGGCTCATTCCACCTCTGGAGCGTTCCAGCAGTGCTCGTGGGTCAACGGCATCGCCACAACCAAGGGCGGCAGCCACGTCGACAAGGTGACCAAGGCTCTGTGCGACGCCATCGCGACCGACAAGCGCGTGACGGTCAAGCCGGCTCAGATCAAGGCGGCGCTCTTTGTGTTTGTGCGAGCCGTGGTGGTGAACCCGACCTTCAGCAGCCAAACCAAGGCTGAGTGCACTTCAAAAATTACAGATGCCATTGATTTGAAACCAAAATTCGTCAAGGATGTCCTGGCTTCGGGCGTCATGGATGACCTTCTCGCTCTCGGCCTCGCAAAGGTTGACAAAGAGCTCAAGAAGACAGATGGGTCCAAAAAGTCGCGCATTACGGGCATTCCCAAGCTCGATGATGCCAACTGGGCTGGCACTCACCGGTCGCATGAGTGTACGCTTATCGTGACCGAGGGAGACTCTGCGAAGGCTCTTGCCATTGCCGGGCTGAGCGTTGTAGGCCGAAACGCTTACGGCGTGTTTCCACTCAGGGGTAAGCCGCGCAATGTTCGGGATGCTACGGTAAAGCAGGTAACTGAAAACGAGGAATTCAGTAACCTGAAGAAGATCCTCGGGCTCCAGCATGGCAAGGTCTATAATTCTGTGAGAGAATTGCGGTACGGCCGTTTGATGATCATGACGGACGCAGACCTCGACGGTTCTCACATCAAGGGCCTTGTGCTCAACATGTTCCACGTGTACTGGCCCAAACTCATCGAACTCGGCTTCGTGGTCAGCATGGTCACGCCCGTCATCAAGGCGGCCAAGGTGTGGTACTTCACAGAGGAGGAGTACCGGCAGTCGCTTGCGACTGGCGTCGGCGAAGCCGTCTCTGGAGGGGCCTCCGGCCCACGGACCGCAAGCGGTCCGGTGAAGTACTACAAGGGGCTGGGCACCTCTACGAGCGCCGAGGCCAAAGAGTACTTCCAGAAGATTGAGAAGCTCACGGTCGCCTTCAATTCTGACCCAAACATGAACGAGTCCATGTGCCTTGCGTTTTCCAAAGCCCAAGCTGACGACCGCAAGAACTGGCTCACGCGGCACATGGCTAGCCCACCACCGGGTATCCCTTACGGCCACGTCAAGGCTCTGCCCATCACTGAATTTGTCCACCGTGACCTCGCCAATTTTAGCGCCGAGGATATCAAGCGTTCGATTCCGCACGTTGTGGACGGTTTGAAACCATCCCAGCGCAAAGTGATTTACGCTTGTCTCAAGAAGAACCTCACGTCAGACATGAAGGTGGCTCAACTGGCCGGGTATATTGCGGAGCAGACAGCCTACCACCACGGTGAGGCGAGCCTTCAGGGTACCATCGTAAATTTGGCCCAAAATTTCGTGGGCGCCAACAACCTGAACCTCCTCGAGCCCTCTGGACAGTTTGGAACGCGTCTGGCGGGTGGCAAGGATGCGGCTAGCTCCCGTTACATCTTCACGCGTCTGAGTCCTCTGACACGCAAGATCTTCGACCCGACTGACGGACCAGTCCTCAAGTACCTGACGGATGATGGTCAGCAGGTCGAGCCCGAGTTTTACGCGCCCGTCGTGCCCATGATCCTGGTGAACGGCGCCGAGGGTATCGGTACCGGGTTCAGTTGCTATGTGCCTCCGTACGATCTGGAGGTGATCAAGCACAACATCCAGTGCGCTCTTGACCAGGTGGCGCGAGGAATCGCAGATTCCGAGTCGGAGCGGAGCTCCTCCTGGGCTCCGATGGTGCCGCACTTCAAGGGCTTCAAGGGCAAGGTGACCAAGACCAAGGATCACACGTGGGTACTCGAGGGCATCGCGACGCAGGAGGGAAGCCAGATTCACGTGACGGAACTACCACCGGGGAAGTGGATCCAGGACTTCAAGGAGCACTTGGATGACATGCTCGAGAAGGGCACTATCCAGAAGTTCGAGAATCACTCCACGGAGACGACACCCGACTTTCGCATCTGGGGAGGGTCCATCAGCGACCTCGGCCTCACCAAGACGATTCACACGAGCAACATGTACCTGATTGGACCCAATGGAGCCGTAAAAAAGTACAGTAGCCCCGAAGAGATTCTCGTGGATTACCTAGAGGTCCGCATCGCCATCTACAAGAAACGCAAGGCCTGGCAGCTCAAGCAATTGGATTCTGAAATTGAGTGGCTCTCAGAGAAGGCCCGTTTCATCCGAGACGTGGCTGTGACTCCGCGGATCCACGTGTTCAACGTGCCCTTGGCTCAGATCCACCACCAGCTCGAACGTGAAAAGTACTCCGAGACGCTGTGGCCGAAGCTCCTGGACATCAAGACGTATCAGTACACGAAGGAGGAGGTGACCAAGCTCGAGGCTCTCTGCGCCGCCAAGCGTCAAGAGCGCGACAACCTGAAGGCGACGAGTGTGGTACAGATGTGGAAAAATAACCTCCGTGAAATCTAGAGATGGCCAAACAGGCCTTTGATAACGTGCTTGAGCTCGAGCGCAAGGCTCAAGCACCTGTACTAGACTTTTTTAAAAACAAATTACCTAAAGCTTTTGAAAAGGTGCTTGACTTTGAACGTCGAATTCAAATGGACATTTTTAAGCAAAAGGTTTCCGAGATCCCAGTACCACCCCCAGCCGCATCTCCGGCTCCAGCTCCCGTGGACACACCGGTTCTGAACCCAATTGAAATAAACGGCTTTTACGTATTGTCTGGAAATAACTATGTGACGTTCTATGTTACTACACTCAACCAGAATAGACAGTACATAAAGGAGGGTTGGACGGCTTCTGGTGTAACTGGCCTCAGTGGCCAACTCGCGGTTCTGAGTGAAGGAGCCGATTTTAACATTGACCTCGGAGGGCGTTCAGCTCCAATTTCGGATCACAATTCCGAGTCGTATATCTGGTCGTTTCGGATCCAGTCCGATACCGAACAGGCGGTCGCCCCTTACCAGGCTGTTACGGGTGCCGTTCTTTATCCACCTGGCCAGATTGAATACACGTCCATGAAACGTCAGTCGACGATTACTGGAAATTACGCCGTCTCTCAGAACGTTCTACAATTTAATTTTACGGAAGCGGCTCCAGATGGATTTGCACCCGGGTGGACCGTTGAGAACCTCAAGGGCTACGACAAGGTTAAGTTTAGGGTCGTGTCGTATACGGATGAATTTGTTAATCGATTTAGCATTTTAGCACCCCTCGATCCCACCGTGATACCTGAAAACACTTTGGTGCCCGTCAACACGACCGGTCTCGCCAAAGAGCCCGGTTTCATGAGCACATTCGTTCCCGCCAAGTTTACAAACTTTGAGACTTCGCCGACTCGGAAATTCAACATCGAAATTAGTGAGAGCATCCGGGGTGGCGCCTCCAAGTTTCAGCTCCGGGACTTGAACACGGGATTCAAATGTGAAGACCCTGAATTAGGACCCTTTGAGGACATCAAAGGACGTGGATTCAGCTCGGGTTCCGTCTTGGCGCTCAACGCCATAGGCCCACAGGAGGAGCACTTGCTTCTTCAAGACTTTTCCAAGTCTCAGTGGAACCCAGAATTTAAGCGGTACACAAACTCTGTCATGTACCAGCGCGTCATACCTTTTCCTCCTCCCAACCCTTCATACCAAGGTAAGGTGATTCAGCTCGAGCTCCTACCGACCGAGTTGGGCCACCTCCTGTCCAACATGTACCTTAAGGTGACCATGCCTGCACTTCCAGCTGGTTCTCAATACTCAGCACAGTTAGGCCGAGCGCTGATAAAGCAGGTTGATTTGCTGGTCAACGAGACAGTCATCGAAACTCTTTACGACGATTGGTACATTATCCGTGATCAGATATTCTTGGATGCTGATGAACAGACGGGTATGTTTCAGGCTGTCGGTAGTTCGAACATCAACTCTCAAGTGGCGACAGACTACATCATCCCCCTCGAGTTTTTCTTTTGTCGACGCAAGTCCCATAACGACCAGGATGACGAGCGTCTCCGCCGACCCTACTTTCCCCTGTGCGCGATGTGGAACCAGCGCCTGTACGTACGGTTCACTTTTCAACCAAACACCTGGTGGTGTAACGTGGCCGCGCCCCACGCGACTGACTTGGTCCTGCCCAAGCTCGTGACGGAGGAAATTTTACTTGAAAATGCAGAAAAGCTGTACTATACCAACACGCCTCTCAAATACATAGTGAATCGCGTCAAGAAAGAATCGACCCTGACCTTTTCGGCCGGAAACCCACAGCTCCAGCTCACCGCCTCATTCCCTGTCCAGACCCTCGCGTGGTTTTTCAGGAACAAAAATTACGAAGACGTCACGACTGGTCTTTATTCAGACTCGCGATATAACTACGGGTACACGACCCAATACATCCAGACGGGCGTCCAGCTCAACTTCCCGTCGGGCGTGTCCAACTACGTAGACGTCATAGACACTGCCAAGATTACGCTCAACAACGTGGACATTCTGAGCACGTTCCAAGGGTCGCTGTACTACACGTTCAAGCAGCCTTTGGAGCATGGACTTTCCATACCTTCAAAGAGTATTTATAGTTATTCGTTCGGTCTCACGCCCAAGGAATATAACCAGGGTGGGTACCTAAACTTTTCAAAATTGAATTCACAGACGACAACCTTGACCCTGGTTTTCAACCCGAGCTACGCGTCTCAGATTACACAGGGATACAATTTGTATATGTTTTACTATGGCTACACGCTTCTGGAGTTTCAGGGCGGCTTTGCTCGTCTTCCTTATGTTTAATAGCTGGAGCCTTTTCCAGATACTCGATGATTCCGTTCTGGATACACCACTTCAGGAAGTTGAGCTGGGCGCACGTCGTCGTAAATCCCTGGAATTCTACACGCTCCGTCCGGCAAAACGGGTCAAAGAGCTTCTTGCTGTACCCGTCCAGACTCGACTTGTAGGCTACGTGAACCGTGACCATCTTCCCAGTGGGTGTCGTGTACGTCACGTGGTTCGCCTTGGCATAGTTGGTCACGAACCACTCGAGTTTGCGAAGGGAAATACCCTTGCGGTGTCCCAGAATATCGTGAAGCTTTTCGCGATTCTCTGGTACATCAAAGAATTTGGAGAGACTGGCCAGAAGAATCTCCGACTTGCTCATTACTTTTTTAGAGGTTCCAAACCTCTAACTAGGCTTCCCAAGGTGCCTTGACCCTTTCGACCAGTTTAGGCACTGGTTTAGGAACCTGACACTGATGAAAACCACAGTAACCGTTTTCGAGTGGCTGCTTCAGACATCGTCGTTTGCTCTTCAAAATTCCTTTACAAAAAACACACTCGATTGCAGACGTATCTTTCACGAGTTGCTCAATGGGCAACTGATACGTCTTGGCGATAAACTCGAGAACGACAGATATTCGGAGGCCGACTCTTCGTGAAACCTCCTCTTCTATGAGTTGGAGAATCTGTTGCTCCATTTGTACTTGTGTTTTCAGCGCTTGGTGGGTTTATGTAGCCTTTTTTGAAAACATGGCCAAGAACGCCTTTCGCGCAGCCACTTCCGACGTACTCTCAGTCTTGGCCATGAATTTTTTGTCGAAAATTTGATCAACACTCACGAGAGGTTCAAGTAGGTCCTGTACCGGCTTTTTGAACTGATTCGTGAAATAGTACTGATAGTCGAGTGGTGTACCCTTCTCCTTGACCCATGCAGGGTCTTCAGCCTTTTCGTACATTTTTCCGTCACCCTTGACAATCACAAACGCCACACGGTCTCCCTGTTGAGGCTCGGAACCCGGTGCTCGAGCCCTGATCTTGTCCCGGACCGTCACGTGAGGCGTCGGGACCTTGTACTCGGCCGCGAGTTGCTTACTCATCATAAGCTTTTCCATAGACACCTTGCCTTGCATGAGGTCTCTGGCGGCTTCACGGGCAAGTTCAATTGCCGGTCTTGGATCGCTCGACTCGAGAATGAGTTCGAGAAGTTTCTTGAGCGTCTCCCGAACGTAAGGGCAACTATCACGCCTGACCACTTGGAGACCCTTGACGTCAATCTTCTTAAACTTGACAAGTCGTGTTCCGTCCTCTTTCAAGATCGGAGTTCCATCCTTGTTTGACGCGCCTTCATACATCTTGGCCGCATACCGCTTTTTACTGTAAAGTACGTACGGTGCATAGACCTTCTCAAGCTCTAAATCATTAGGCGCCTTGAAGAGTTTCGTACACTGTTCAGCAGCCTGTTCACCAAGTTGCCAACTGTAATCTATCGCATCTTGACCTTTGCGTCCTTGGACATCAAACTCAACCATTACAGAGTCGGTGTTTTTGACAATCAAGAACCCCTCGCCAGCCTGAAAAGTTCCAGCATCGGTCTCGAGGTCATAGACGTAGCCATCCCACGAGTCATGAATCAACTCAACCGAATTTGGTTCAGAATTCAACAAGATTGCATCATCACAGTGTAGCAGCTCTATTGAAGGCTCAACCTCGTTTGGTTTAATCAGATTGAGGTTTGTGTCCATCAATGAATGGTCTGCAGTCACATCCACGGTTCCATACGGCGACTTGACTCTGTAAATCTTCTTTTGGCACTTGTGTCTGATGACGCGGCGAATAGGCATCCATCCTTTGTGTGTCCACGATTTCCATCCGCTAATCTCAGACTTCTCCTTGTTGGTACCATCCTTGAGAAAACCTGGATACGGTTCCCATGCAACGGCAAGGTTTTCTATGCAAACCCGGATATCACGTCCCAGTCGATCCATTACCCGAACCTTTGTGCCTGGCATCACCGAATCCCCATACCTCACCTTTGCTCCCGGGAAGTTTTGTTCCACGTAATTCTTGGTCTCTTCAATCATCTGACGCCCACGCATTGTAACTGTACTGGCGATGGCTACACATGGCAGCATGCCTTTTGAGGCGCCCGTAAACCCGTAAATACTATTCATGCTAATTTTGTATGCCAGTTGCTGACCGTTGTACACTGCCTCCATGGGAGTCCCTTCTGCGGCCGCCATGAGCTTCTTCGCCTTTTTACGATACGCCTTGAGGTCCGTGAGGATTGTGGGGAGAAGGGAAACCACTCCCTGAGCAAACCTGTGAGGCCCAAACTCTTCGTACGACACGCCCGGTAAATTGTCGTACTTGTCATTCATCACCAGCGTCGAGTAGCACAAGTTGTGCGCACACATGATGCTCGGGTACAGGGACGCAAAGTCCAGTGCTGTGATTGGCCCGTAATAAGCACCCGTCTGAGCCTCGAGAACCGTCGCGCCTTCGTACTTGCCTTCGTCCGGTCCGTTTGTCCTCTTGAACGTCGGAATCACAAAGTTCAGTTCCCGAGCTTTCTTCGCCATTTGTGAAAACACCTTGATTTGTTGCCCACGTTCACTCAAAAAAGCCAGAGGGACCCAACACGCCTTGGCCATCTCCACGAGGTTTTGAATCTGGCACACCTTGGCCATGATTGCATGAGGCAGTTCCGTATCCTTGATACAGTACTGGGCCACTTCTCCGAGTCGAATGGGATCACCCTCGGCAAACCGGCTGAAAATCTCTTTGACCGGCATGTCATTCTTCTGATCTTTCAGAAAGTGCTTGGATACGTTGTTCAGTGAGTAGCTCTCAAGCTTGTGCTCGCGCTTGATGTCCTGAAACAAGTCAAAGACGTACCGGCCTTTCATAGGCACCATCTTGAGCTCGTTGTTCCCGAGCGCACTCGAACTCAGGTTCTTTTCGACCAGGGTCGCCACGTCACCTCGGATCCGGCCCCACACGGGGCTTAGACCGCAGTGAATTGTTGCTCGTATGATGAGAAACTCCAAGTCGAATCCGAAGATGTTCCAGCCCGTGATGATGTCAGGATCCGTCTTGATGAGGTACTTTTCGAACGCCTCCAAGAGTTCCTTTTCGGTATTGAAACACTCCACATCAGGTCCTGCCGTTTCTTTGAGGCACAAGCACTTTCTGTCCAGATACCCGTCTTGCCCAAACGCTTTGGTCGTCATACCAATCTGGAACACTACGTCACGAGGGTTTTTAGGATCCGGGAAAGCGCCCGTACTCGAGTAACACTCAATGTCGAACGACATGATTCTCAGAGGTGCTAGACCGTCCCGGTCAAGAGGGGTCACGAATCGCCAGTTGGGTGCCCAGAGGTTCACCTCACACGTAGACTCGGCGTCGGGTTCACAGAGTCCAGGGTCGATCCATCCCGTTGAAGTACACCCAGACACGTGCATGAAACGCAGGACGGGATCGATATTTGATTCGTACATCCGACACCCCGTGAGTTCAGGATGTTTGTTGTTTTCCACACAGTATGCGAAGCTTCTGAGAGCACGGTGCGTCTTGAACTCGACCCGGTAAAAGCGCGAAAGCTCACCGTTTTGGAACCCCCACAAGTCCTTGCCTCTGTGAACCTCACAGGACACGAGGCCACGCCAAAACGTGCTCTTGATAAAATCCTTTACATTCTTCTCCGTCTTGACGAAACAGTACGGATTAAACTTCGTCCCGAGGGAGACGGACCTGCCATCCTCGGCACGACCAAAAATTCTGATCGTAAATTGATCGTCCTGATCCTGGCCGTCCCATGCGACAGCCTGGAACTGTACCATTGTCTTTTTAGGGCCGCACGTTTCTAAGTGCGGCACCAATTAAAATGCCTATTGTGTTCCATAAAATGTCCAACGGGTTCATGACCCCGACGCCATCTTCAAGCAGTTCCCATATGAGTCCCATGGTCCAAAGTAAGAGTCGCCGCTCAGGGAAAAGGTATGAACCCAGAGCAAAATAAAGAATGTGCGAAAGGTTCCAGAATGTAAAAACGCGTGGCCCGTATTGGCGCCCTTCATCAGATATATCCCGTGTTAGAAAAAGAACCAACTTATCTGAACCTCTGTACCTGAAAAAGTCAGTTTGCATGATTTTTTGAATTGTTGCACCTGCTAGGAAAACCCCCAAAACCCCGAGAATGATATAGGTCACGAAGTTCATCTAATTTTAGTCCAGAATTAAATACCAGTGGATCCGAAACCAGCCGCGCCGCGCTCAGTCACAAGCCCTGTGTTCTCCGATGGCACCTCCTTGACCTCAGGTGTGATGCACTGCTCCAGAATCAGCTGAGCGATACGGTACCCCGGACGAATGACGAATGGCTGGTTGACGTCCAGATTCTGAAGAACCACCTTGACCTCACCTGTGTAGTCGGGGTCGATGACACCCGCAAGAGTGTCGAGACCGTGCTTCACGGCCAGTCCGCTGCGAGGTGCAATGCGTCCATAAGTTCCTGACGGGAGATTGACCGTGATTCCCGTCGAGACGACCACGCGGCGACCAGGGAGTACGACGTAATTGTCAGTGCTGAACAGGTCATAGCCAACGGCACCTGGGGTTGAACGCGCAGGCAGAATTGC